CAAATGTTATTTTTAATTTTCCTTTTTCCATTTTTTTAATATATTTATCTACTTGACTTTGTGTAATATTTCTTGTGTGAAATGAAGGCGGTGGGAAATTTTCCATTATATTTCTATTTTTATTACTTCCTTTATAAACTCTGGTGAAATCCATTTGTTAATTGCTACATAATACTTATCTCCATCTTTGTAGGCTTGCACTATTTCTTCTTTACCCTCAAATTCAGTTCTTACTTCGTACTGATTATCAGGGTCATATCTTAAGTTGAACTCAATAGCATCCTCGTTATCATGTTCTAAAGCGTGTTGCATAGAAGGATTCCTATTTACCCATTCGTATAGCTTTGCTCTTTCTTCTGGCGTAAGCTCGTGGTAGTACTCGTTTATTGCCTTATCCCAAAACATTGCTCTTGCTATTGGTCTTGGCGGAATACACGCCTCCAAAAGAAACGAAAATTCAAAGAAGTCAATCTTAAACCTTTGGTATTTCTTCTTTTCCATTATAACTTTCCCCCTGTTTCTACTCCATTTTCAGGAAAACTATCATAGAATAACTTTGCGTACAGTCTTCTGTAGTTTCGCTCTATTTCTTCTGAATCCCATTGCCTATTGCTTTCCATTACCCTATCATATTCTTCTTGTGATATGATTCTTTTAAGTGCTTCTTCTCTGCTTGTTGTTTTTGCCATATGATTATTTTTTATTTTTATTTTATCTACTTACTACTACTCCATTATGCAAAAGTGTTACCTGACAAGGTACTTCCACATTATCTACTTGTTTGTGCCTCTTTCTTAACCTCTTGCAGTAATGCTCGTAACTCCACTGACAACTTTTTTCTTTTTTATTATACGCTTCCCACTTGTAAATCAAACCCTTAGCACATTTATTAGTTAAGTCGTATACTATATCGCTGATACTGAAGTAGTAATGTTCAAAATATTTTACAATATTCCCAGATTCCTGTGCCATATTGTAGTCAAAATTAATTTTTTGTTTCTTTATAAACTCGTCAATGTAACCTGTACAGATGCGCTCGTATTGAAGGTTTAAGGTAGTCAAATTTTCTTTGTGTGTCATAATTAAAAGATATAATCGTGATTACTAATTTGTCCGTTAATATAATAGTTCCTAAATGTAAATCCGCTCATACTATTTTGGAAGTTAGTCTTAACCCAGTTACTAGGTGGAGCAAAGCTAGGGAAATTATGGTATTGAAACTTGGTACTACAAGATTTATCTATCAACAATTGGTGACTATCTCCTTTATCAAACTCTATAACAACACCTTTCTTAGATAAATAATTTTGGTCAATAAAATGAGAAATAGTCTTAATAATCTTGTCGTTAATCTGTGGTTTAAATCCAAACTTCATAGTTCCGCCATCCTTACCATGACACTCAATTATACAGAACTTATCCATGACCATATAATAATCCATAAATTTGCGCTGTATATTAATTATCACGTTATTAGGATATTTAAGTTCTATGTAAGTCTTAAATGCTGAGTTAACTACATAAGAGAAAGCTCCAGAGTGATTGTCATCGGTAATATTATTACAAACAATTTTATTGTAAAAAGGAATTAAAACATCAATCATTCTTATTTTAAATCTAAGAGCAACGTCAAAAGCTTTTTGATTGTCCATATTCTGTGGTAAGTGATGCTCTCTACGAATTGTCATACCGTCCCAGCCGTCCATAAAATCTCCTAAATCACTGATATACAGCGTATTAAACTTTTTGTGGTTTAATATCCAATCAACAGCTATTTTAAGTCTCATATTCAATTCTTCTTCATCCCACTTGCCTTCGTATAAAGCAAATCCATCCTTATCAACACACATACCAACGTGAACATCAGTATAAATAAACCTGTCAAAGCCATGAAGACTATCGAGTGGAGGTTCTAATATAATAGGCTCTATCTTATCTTTGAATATTGATAGAAAATCTATTTCCTTAAAATCTATCTCACCTTCCTCTGGTTTTATATAATTAGGGTTCTTTACAAATACTGAGAAATCTTTATTTCTTTTATCCCAATAATGAGGGACATCTTGACTAGCCATATTTACAGCTTCAGATACTTCAAAATCTCCTTCGTGATTATCTAATATCCTTTTCTTATGTCTGTATATATACTTCCTGAATTCTCTTAGTTCGTTAAATTCTAAAGTAATACATAGTTTCTGACAAACCTGTCTTGCAATTTCGGTGTCTGATTCTAAGTTTTTTTCAAGAATAACTTCTTTAATTACCTCCTCGTAAATTGCCCACCTCGATACTTTATTGTTTGCCATATATGTTTTTATTGTAATCCAAATAAGTTTTTAATATTATCTAATACATCATCTTCAAAAATATTAGATTTAGTAATATCTTCTACGCTAATATAGTTTAGTCTGTCATTTACTTGTTTCTTGGCATCTTCTATATTATAAGCTCTAACTTTAGTACTCATCTTTCTGCCGTAAAACTCAAAACGTAATATGTAGTCTTTCATATTTTTCTGTAATTTATTTTGCAAATATATTTCATAAAATGAGAAAAACAAATTATTTATTATTATTATTATTTAATTATTATTGTTGCGGCTTATATATTAGTTAAATATTGTTTTTATATGCTGTATTAGATAATATATTGTCTAGTAAATTTTAATTGGCTGATTTTCATTAATTGTTAAAAATAAAGCTTGCGTGTTTAAAATGCTAAACTACATTTGCGACATGGAAAACATAGAAAATTATAAGAGTGTATTAGAATACGCCAAGGAAAAGAGTATAAGCGTTCAGGCTGTATACCAAGCAATCTCAAGAAAAACCTTAGATTTTATCAAGCTAGGGAAAACTATTTTAGTAAAAGTTAAATAAAAAATCAAATCATGGCGGAGAACAAAAAATCATTTATTGCATATTCTGATTGGCATGGAATGTTCCACGCACTTCCAGATGAAGTTGCAGGCAAATTAATTAAACATATATTCTCTTATGTAAATGACGAGAATCCTTCAAGCGAAGATTTTATTATAAATGCTTTATTTGAGCAGATAAAAGCAACTCTTAAAAGGGATTTAATCAAATGGGATAAAGAGCGTAGTCAAAGAAGCGATGCTGGTAAAAAAAGTGCTGAATCTAGGTTAGCGAAATCCAACGAGCGTTCAACGGAAGATAACGAGCGTCAACGAAATTCAACTGTAAGTGTAAGTGTAAGTGTAAGTGATAATGAAATAGATAAAAGTATATTAGGTTCTAGCGAACCTTTACTCCCATCTCCAACAGAAGTTCCTAAAAACCTAAAAAAAGAAAAAAAGAAGGATGGGGGCGCAAAAATTAAGTTTCAAGATTCAGATATATTTGACCCTATAAAATTTAAGGAGGCATTTCCAAAATGGACAAAAGAAAAGCTTAGATATTATTATGATTCTGCTTTAAATTACTCAGAACAAGGTAATAAATATTTAAATTGGACTAGTGCAATAAGAACTTGGGAATCTAGAGAAGAATTTAAGAACATCGGTTCGGCTCAACAAACAATTAATACACAAACATTACCTAAAAACAGATATAAAGTACATGGATAACGGATATTTACCTCCTCAAAATACAGAATTAGAAGTCGCAATCCTAGGGGCTATATTAATTGAATCAGACGCAATTGATAATATTATTACAATTTTAAATGGAGATTGTTTTTACGACCCTAAGCACAAATGCATATACGATGCCATTGTTTCTTTACATAACGGAAATCATCCTATAGATATTTTAACTGTTACTAAGGAGCTTAAAAAGAACTCAACTATAGATATGGCTGGCGGTGCTTACTATATAACTTCGCTAACAAATAAAGTTTCATCGTCTGCAAATATTAATTATCATGCAAAACTTGTTTATGAAAAATATTTACAAAGAGAATTAATAAGAATTTGCGGTGATGTAACTAAAATAGCATATTCTGATAGTTGTGATAGTTTTGAATTACTAGATAGAGCTGAAAATCTGATATATGAATTACGTTCAAGCGGAATTGGAGGAAATGTTAATGGAGAAATAAAAGAATCTGTTATAGAAGTTGTAAATAGTTTTGACGAAGACCATTCTAAGGAACTTAGCGGCATTGACTTTGGAAATAAAAGGATTAACGATATCACAGGAGGTGCTCAAAAGTCAGATTTAATATTACTAGCAGCTAGACCCAGTGTTGGGAAAACAGCAAGGGCGGCAAAAATTGCAGTAGCTGCATGGAAAAATCAAAAGAAAAAGGGCATTGTATTTAGTTTAGAAATGAGCAAAAGACAAATAGTTCAAAGACTTTTATCTGACGCAGGAAATTTTAGTGGTAATTTCTTTAGAAATAAAGGTACTGCAACTGAGCAGGATTTAATAAGATTAAATAATGGCGCAAACTTGGTTTCTGAGTATGGGTTTGAAATTTACGACAGTTCATCTATAAATATAAATTACATAAGAACTGTTGCAAAAAAGTTTAAGAAGAGATACGGAAAGTTAGATTATATAATTATTGATTATTTACAGTTGATGAAGTCTGTTGAAAAAGGAAAAGGTAATAGAGAGCAGGAAATCAGTCAGATAAGTAGTTCTTTAAAAGCTTTTGCAAAGGATTTTGACATACCAGTTATAGCTTTATCTCAGTTAAGTAGGGACTTAGAAAAAAGAAGTGATAAGAGACCGATGATGTCAGATTTGAGAGAGAGCGGTAGCTTAGAGCAAGATGCAGATTTAATTTATTTCCTTTATAAACCAAGCAATTACTATGATTACGACCAAGACCCTGATTATGGTAAAGGACAAGACAATAATGTTAGTCCTGATAATTACACACAACTAATTGAAATACTGATAGCTAAACATAGAAACGGTTCAGTAGGAGATGTATTTAAGGAAAAATTTCAAGGAGAGTTCTTCAAGTTTACAGAGTGGGGAACTTACGAATATGTTAGTGACGAACAACGTAGTATAGGTGTTATTAAGCCTAGTATAGAAAATTCATTTGATGACGAATCACAATTACCATTTTAAAAAAAAATATAAATAATAAATTAAAAACATATATGATAACAAAATCGCAATGGGCAGCAATGCCAGAGACTGACAAAGACAAGATTATGACTAATATCAGGATTTCTATGGTTGGTCTTCATGCCACCTTAAACGCAGCCAAACACTACAAGGACTTTATTAAAGAGTACGAAGTTGGAATAGGTAATAAGAAGACTGTAAGGGT